TGTTGACTGCTGTTTTGATAGTAACGAGACGCAAACCCGTTATTGACGTACTTGTTAGCAGTGCCATCGTTAAAACCATTTTGGACTAACCCGATGGTTGTAGTATCAGTTCCTGTAAATACTGAGCCACCCTGAGTTTGGAACGCTCTTCGCGTACTAACCCAAGCACTCGGAGTAACTCCCAAGCCTAGATTGCCTGTTGAGGTAAGACGCATATACTCTGTAAGAGTCCCACCATTGGGTTGCGTCTTAAATATCATTGCACCAGCATTATTGCCAGTCGTTCCATTTTCCTTTGCACCTTGAATAGTGGCGAAAGATGTGTATGCGCCTACATCATTAAGCCCTCTGAATGCAATACGACCGCCTACTCCAATTGCATTAGCCGTATCATCTTGAAGATAAACAGTTGAAACATTGTCGTCTGCAAATCCAGACGTGCGAAATGATGCTGATGCTGGCGTGCTTGCGGCGCTGACAACTTCCAATTTATAAGCGGGTGTACTTGTACCAATACCCACGTTACCACCTGACAAAATACGCATTCTTTCTGCGTTGTTTGTATAGATCAGTAGCGGGAAGTTTTCTCTAACAATGATGTTTGCGTCGGTTGCACCAATCTGAAGTTCCATTCCATCTAAATTAGTAGTTCCAGTGGTGCTGTTTGTTAATTTAAGCCGAGTATTGCTCGCATTGTAAATTTCAACGCCACCACCAGAAATAAATGTTGGGCTAGTAATACCAACACCCAAATTAGTTCCATTCCAAGTAAAATCAGAGCCAGTAGCCAATACACTAGAACTTGATGCGTACATCACGCCATTAGCAGTGAATGATGTTAGGTTTGTACCGCCGTTAGCCGTGCCCAATGTGCCAGCCAATGTGACTGCGCCTGTTGTGGCAGTTGAAGGTGTAAAGCCTGTTGTGCCAGCGGTGAAAGATGTAACGCCCGTATTGACTGTGCCCGCTACTTTTACATAGTCCGTGCCGTTGAAATACACAAAGGCTGTCTCGCCTACAGCGATGGACACACCAGTCTGACCGGATGCTTTAACTGTTACTGTGCTACCCGTAGCGGCGTTGACCACCACGTATGTGCGGCTTGATGATGGGGGTGTAAGAATCTTGGCGGTAGTTAGTGTTCCAGTTACTTTGATGATGGCAAACTGCGCTGATACAGTACCTGCACCTGTCAAAGAAGAAACAATGTTTGTTGCACTTGCATCACCGTTGGTCAGCGACAGGGTTACTGCGCCGTCATTGGTCAAAGTTACAGTGCCTGCAACAGCAATATCTACATACCTTGTAATGCCGTTATCAACCGTGTCTCCCCATGTACCAGAGAGTTCGCCCTGTACTGGAAGTGCCAGACCAAGAAGCGTTGAATATGCTGTAGCCATTTAGTGACCCCTAAGTAGAAATTATTGTCCAGCCCGCAGACTCGACGTTATCGATATTTTGCCAGTTTGCGTTCTCGCTGTCATCAATTAATGACCAGTAAAACACACCAAAACTTCCAAGCTCACCCATCGCCTGATTACCGGTGATGGCTTTTAACCTTGCGCCAACTGACATTGTGCCAACTGAACCCAATGCAGACAATCCAGTCAACGCAATTGATTTAACTGGAACATCATCACCAACCAAGCCCGAAGCCGCTACGCCTGTCAAGGCGACTGTAACACCAGCACCCGTAGTACCCACTGCACCAGAGGCTTCAACGCCATCAAGCACAAACTTGCGTGTAACAGTCCCAACCGCACCGGTAGCAGATACGCCAGTTAACGCAACTGAGACAGTGCCCACTGCCACAGAACCAACAGCACCACTTGCCGCGTTACCAGATAGAGCCAGAGCAATACCCGGAGTCTGTGTGCCAACCGCGCCTGTAGCCTGAACGCCCGTCAACGCTACCGATATAGTGCCAACTGAAACACTGCCGACAGAACCTGTACCCGATACCCCTGTTAAAGCAAGTGAGAGGCTAGGCCCAACCGTGCCAACTGCGCCAATACCCAGAACACCTGTCTCATCATCTGTAGTTGATACCGCAGTAGTACCAACAGCACCCGTAGCAGACACACCGCTTAATGCAACAGAAACCGTACCAACTGCAACTGACCCAACTGCACCAGAACCAGCTACACCCGTTATAGGTACTTCATAAACAAACTCAACACCAACCGTACCAACAGCACCAGAGGCTTGCACCCCTGTCAACGCAAAAGATCGCTCGGCTACAGTTGTAGTACCAACTGCACCAGAGGCAGAAACCCCCGTTAAGGCTACAGTAACACTAACACCCGCAGAGCCTACAGAGCCAGACGCGGAATTACCTGAGATGGCAGATTGCTGACCACCCCACGTGAAATCACCCCACGCCCCTGCGCCCCATGCAGTTGTCATGACCTGCCCTTAAATCAGGCTAGATCAGGTTGTTGCCAAACGGATCAGCGCAGTAGTTGTTGTGTTAGAAGGCATTGTCAGAGTGAACGTACCGGCAGTCACAGTCTGTGAACCGAAGGTATGAACGCTAACAGCCTTGTTAGAAGCAGATGAGTTGTAAATTAACACAGCGTCAAAAGCCGTAGTCAAAGTTACGTTTGTGTATGTAAAGCTTGCCGTAGGTGTCCAATAAGCCACGCCCGCCGTAGTAGACGAGTTTGTTGCCGTTGGAGAAGTACCATTGGTAATCGTTACACCACCAGCCGTGTAATTAGTGCCTGTAACTTCACCTGTAGTTGAGTAAGCCGTAGTGCTTGCGTTGTATGTAGCCGAAGCCAAAAACAAAGCCGCTTTAAACGTGTTACCTGTACCTGTGGTGAAGTTGTGCGTAGCCGTCATGAGTTCGCCCATGAAAGAGGTGCACATCGCTTGGGTATTTGCCATGATATTTCCTTTACTCGAAAGATGCTGTTGTGGCGGTAAGTCCCACCGATTTTTTTAATTGAACGTGCACCGAACGGTGGACAAGTTCGCCATCCAACCAATACTCCACCCACGTGGTGTACTCGTTATCATTATCGACGTCGCCTTCTCTTTTTTCAAGCAGGGAATCGTCCATCTCGCCTTTGGTTGTGTTTACAAGTGCCATAGGGTTCCTTAAGAAAGTCTGATAAGCGCGGATGTACTAGTATCCGTGGGCATTGTTACAGTGAATGTGCTTTTAGAAGTTTTATCATTACCAAAATCAAGAACGCAAATAGCTGGGGCCGTGCCTCCAACTTTATAGATTAACGCCCCACGAGCAGTAATTGCACCCGTCCATGCGGGAGATGAAAACGTTACATAGGCAATGCTGCCAGTTACGGTTGTTGAGTAATTTACTGTGGCAGTAACAGACTGTCCAGTAGCAACATAATTACCACCTGAGGTTTCACCCACTGAGGTATACGTTAACGTAGTCTCATCTAACGTGGCTGAATTGGTATACAGCGCAAGCTTAAAAGAATCTGTTGCAAAGTTAATTGCGCCCGTGGTCATGGCCACACGAAGCGTATTGCAAGAGTAGTTACCGGTAAAAGCCATTAGGTTACCTTCTGACGGTACTGGCCAGAACGATAAGCATCCTGACGCTCCATGCCATCGCCTAAACGTTTTGCAAGGCCAAGAGCTTCTTGATACTTTGTGTTGTACAGCGCCATCATGTCAGCCTCACCCTTCATGTAGGTATAAGCCTCAACCAATGAACCGTATAAAAGCACAGAATCAAAGTTGTCACCAAGCCACGTTGTACTAGCAGTCACAATTGATTGTGGGTAGTAGTAATAGTGCAACTCAACGTTGTAATTAGCATCTGGTTTAGGGCCAAGAATAAATGTTAATTCGGTTGTAATTGTGCTACCACTAACTGTTGGCCCAAATAAAGCGTAGTACTTTGGTAGACCTGTGTCACTAGGATTTGGATAAGCTTGGCGAATATAGTTAACGTCTTTGTTAAGTAAATATTCATAGTTACCAGAAGCATCAATAACAGCCAACGAATACGTAGCTAAGTAATCATCCGGTGCCGATAAATATGTACTAGTGGTAGA